AAATATCATCAGTGCTAAGTCAACGGCGGCGTCAAGATTTTGCTCGTCCAATTCTACTTTAACAACAGGAGCACCCAAACGATTCAAAACCATTTCTTTAATTTGTTCTCTGACTTTTTCACGACTTCGACGGTGGCCAATTTTACCACACCCAACAGGGTCAGTAATGCCAATGCCGCAAGGTTGACAAGTGTCCTGGCTAGCTTGTTGCTGAGACGGACGGCTAATGAACAGTGTGTTGTTGCAATTTGACATGGTGATTGTATATATTAAAGGAATTTGCAAACAGGATGAAGTGATGACTGATTTTTTTATTAAGCCGTATTCTTTCGTTAGTTTCGTAGACGAAGACTGGCTGCTTTGGAAAGCCAGACATATGACGGAGGCTCGTCTTCGTTTGTGGGAAAAGCACGAAGAAAATATGCCACCACCTGACGAAGAAGAATCATCTTCTTATGCTTATGCTGGCAATCAAACTAAGATTCCAATTTTGTGGGACCAAGACGACTGGAAATTCCTTGTTCAGTTTCCACCCGCCATGTGGTCACGAGCTTTGCAATGGCGTTACAATGAGGGATTGATAGAAGCCTCCAAATTGCGTGACGAAGACCCAGAGCATAGTATCGAAGCAGTCCCTAATAACAGGAACGAACTCGTATTCAAAAACGAAGACGGTAAGAAATATATCTTCAGTAATGTCTACACAGGTTTTCGTAATTTGTTGCAGCGTTTAGAAAAACCAATCAAATATCACGGCGAACATAACCCGCCTGGCGTAGAAGCTGGTTCTCCTGGACTAAAAGATATTGATCCATTCCAAACAGACCCTAACCATCAGCAACATCCAAGTAAATACGGACATGGACTAATGGATTATGACGTAACTCATCCAGTAGAAGCTAATGATGATTACATCGACGCCATACCAGACGATCAAATAAATTTGCCAACCGGACAGGCACGCACTCCAGAAGCGATTGCGGCAGCTAGAGAACGTATGAAAAAAAGTCGCCAGCATACCTTTTCTGGGATGTCTGTTTTGCAACCTATCGTTACATCCAAATTGTTGAATACCTGGATTAAAGCCCAAGGACTTGGGTTGCTTGGCAATGCACCAAATGACGCCAAAGACCCCCATACTAATGAACCAATGCAAGTTAGTCAAGGATCACCAAAAGACGCTAACGCAGCATGGGACTCACATACTGGACAGCCTAACGAAACTGGTCAACGCTTGCCTTTGCAAGTTCCAATCATCAAGAGGAACTTAAACTATAAAATTGTCAAACCAGGCAAAAATGGAGGGGAAGAAACAGAAGAACCTGTGTCTCAGGAAGTAAAAATGCCTTATCTGAACCCTGGTGTTTTGTTGCCACGTTTAATTGATTTGTCTCCAGAACAAAGGCAAAAATTTGCTGAACGTGGCGGATTTGACGTAACTAAATCTTGTCCAGGTATTCAGGGTCTTAATTGGGCTGACATTGAAATGAAATGTAAAGCCGCCAAACAAGCAGGCCAGCCTGATGATCTTTATAATATTGTCCGTAACTTTGATATCCTAACACCTGAACAACGTCAACATATGGTTAAGAATCAAAGAGGTCTTTTGCACTTGGCGTCCGCCAAATTTGGAAACAACAAAGAAGATTTGTGGTCGCAACCAGGACAGCATTATGCTGTTGGCTTCACACCCAATAAAGCAAAAAGAGAAATTTTGCCAAGCGATATGTCTAAAGAGCAACTAAAAATTGCTATGGACAAGTATTACGACAAGTTGCTGTGGGAGGCAGATAAGAGTATTAGTTATTTCTTGAATTGGGCTAGAAGGTACGAAAAATTGCCTCCGCAGGTATTGGATATGATGGATCGTATTAAAACCGATCTTTCACAAGTATGTGCGGCATTGATTGGGTTAAACCTTAACCACCCTAATATGGGAATTCGTGACCCAGAAGTTGGGCTAGTTGGCGTGGAAGCAAAAGCTGACAAAAAAGAATTAGAAGTTGCACGCAAAAATTATGCTTTTAACTTTGCTAGAGACCTATCTCAAGCAGCATTTGGTGACGTAGGAAGTCGTCGTGCTCGCCAGAAACATCTTACAGGTGGCACAGTAAGTCTTGATGCTCCTAGTGGTGGTGATGATAGTGGTTCATTAAAAGACGTGCAAGCAACTAAAAGTGGTGGTATTGGGGCAGGTGGCAAAATGCCGTGGTATACCAGGCGTCAACAACTTAATCCAGAAACTATGTCAGGTGAAGAAGGTGCATACCCAATTGCAAGATTAATTTGGAATGTACCACAAATTGGTCATAAAATCGACAAATTCTTCCAAACACAGCGTAACCGTTTGGCTGCACATGTTGGCGGACAATACGCACAACTTGCTGATAAAGCAAGAGATAAACTCAAAATCGAAGTTGATGCAATGCAAGAGTTAATTTTGCAGGCTGGCGATGAATTGTCGCAAAAAGGCGTCGAAGGTGCTGACCTGGAAAAACAAGCTCAAGAATTGGCCCTTCAACGTTTGCCAGAAAAATTAAAGAAGATGCGACCTGATCTTTATGGCAATATGGGCGAAAAAGACTTGCAAGCCCTTGTAGCTAGAAACAAACAAGTGACTCATGCTAAACTTGATCCGCAGATGCAACAAGCCGAAGACGAGTATATGGAAGAATTCTTTACGCAAATTATAAATGGCAAAAAGTGGCCATTCCCACAATTTGACCAAGACATAGAAGACTTCACAGAAGGTCCAGAAATGGACTTGAGTAAATTAAAAGACGAAAAAGGTCAGCCATTGGACGCAAAAGGCGTTGTATCATTCATGAGTTCTGTTTGGTCAGAACAGGGTGCTCGTAAATTTGCCGTGCCTCTTTTAATGGCGATTTCCAAGAACGCTGGTCAACCGATGGACGAAACGCAAGCACAACAACAAATTGCAGCAACTGGCTTGCAACCAGAGGGTGTGGCGAAACCACAGCCAAAGCAAGATGCCGTCCCTATTACGCAACCAGAAGCCAAGCCTGCTATGGCGGCAACAAACCTCAGCGGTATGCTTGCACAATTACCTACAAATCCTGGTTTGTGGAAAGAATTGTCCAACAAACAGTCCGAATTGTTAAAGCCAGAATTTAGAAATGTATTGCAAACAGCGGCTACGAAAATTAGAAAAGGATTTGCTCAACGGTGGAAGACACATCAGATTGAAAGTGATGACGAGAACAATGCTTATATTTTTATTGTAGGACTATTGGCCAAAATAGCGGAAATTGAAAAAGAGCAAAATAAAACAATATGAAAATTTCATTCAAAAAATGGTTAAAAATAACTGAAATGGCGGGAACCGACGCTATTACAAGCGATTGCCGTCCAACCGCCGATTATCAAGTGTGGGGAGCCTGTAGCGAAAGAAAGGTTAAACGTGGGAAACACAAAAAGTCCAAGCATGTCAGAAATAATGCAAAATCCTAAAGTATTGGCTTTGAAAAAATTCATGGCCACAGTGCTTGGGCAAAAATATTCAGATCACGAAGAATTGATTCACAGAGCCACATTTTATCTAGTGACTGATAAAGATATGGCATCTTTTGGCAAAATGGTAAATGACCTATATGAAATAGGATATATGAAAGCCGTGAATGACTACAAAGACCAGTTACAAAAATTAGGCATTAAGATAAATATCAGTCAGAAAAACTTGGTTGATAATCCGAAATAGTAGCATAAACGCTGTAGCCACTTTCTTCTTGATGAATTGTTTCAACACGCCACCAACGTTTATCATAAGTTCTTGGATACAAAACTGATCCCTCTGTAACTGCTTTTGTATTTGTCCAAAACACTATATGCAGGTCGCCCTGATCTTGAATAATAGCTTCAAAAAGAAATTTGTTTCCGTATCGTATTTTACGATATGAATCACCATACATAGCATCTTTGTATTCTTTATAGGATGCTGGCAGACACCAAACCTGGACTTTATCAGATTCTATTTCACCTACTTCTGGTTCTTCAAGACTTTTTACAATAACAGGTTCATCTGGTTTTTTGTATTCTTTGTGTTCTTGCACAAGAGGAATATTTTTAACTGGCTGAGTATCATCAGAAAGAATAATTGATCGTCCGATTTTGTTGTGTAATATCAATTTGTCCTTATCCCAAAAAACTTGTTCTGACATAATAGGATTTGGCCTCGTCAATTTGAACTCAGTGCCATCCCTGTTTTTTAGTGCCATAGCATCCTATATATTTACATGTTGAAGAATTGCGACGGTACGCCATATAAACTGACTGGTTCTATGCAACAGTTTGATCCTGAAAATCCTGAACAGGATTTATTCAATCTTTGGGATCAAGAGGTAATTAATATTGGTGGAACACCTATTTTCTATTATGAAGTTTTCATTCAGAAAAATACGGTTGATCCATTGTATCGAGAAGATCGTGGCAAAATATACTCAACAAAACCTGTTCAATTGTATGGATACTATGACCCTGTTGCCGCCCAAAACTACCAAAACATGTTCGGTTTGGACTCTCCTGATGAAATTAAACTAGAATTCAACTATCGCCAGGTGCTAAAAGCTATTGGTCATCCTCCAAAAATTGGTTCAAAAATTTTTACGCCACACAAACGTGAGAATTGGGAAATTGTACAAAGAGCCGTCGCTGAATTCAAGTTGTGGGGCGAATTACATTTAATTCTAATGTGTACAAGATTCCAGGGATCGGTTACAGACGGAAGTATGAAACCGATTCAAAAACAACCTGATTTCAAACTTAACTCAGGGGCTTTGCTCAAATAATCGCTTGGAGCGTGTACGGTTTTGAAAAACCTCAAGGGGATTTTTGGGCGTGGCAACGATCCACGAATATTTGGAATAAATACCGTTTGTCTAGGCTTAACTCTCGGTTTTATTTTGTAATTCTTCATGTCGTTGCACCAAAATTCTTTTCATGCGATGAGACACAGAAGACTGCCGATTTTCTACATCTTCTTGTTTCTTTTTGACTGTTTCTTCGATAAACTTTTTAACACCTAAATAACCATTTTTTTGAAAAATTCTAGCCAGAACTTTATATTTATCATTAAAATGATTACCAGCATGATCTATCCAAGCATGATCTGACAATTGTTTTTCTGCATTCATTATCATGCTGTCGAGCATACCACGTTCGACGGCTTCCTCATTATCCATTGGATTAATATCATAGTTTACTTTTTTAGGCATAAAAAATATTTGAGCATACGGTTGTAGTTTCTTAAATATATGGGTATGACCGCTTGGAGGAGCCTTGAACACTACGAAGAAAATCCGAGGCCACCATTCAGTTTGAATATGACCAGGAACGACACATGGCGTAGTCCATGTATCGTCAGTGTAATATCTTGGATGAGACTCGACTCTTACCACGTAGTTAGGAGGGCCTACAATATCTAAAGAAGAAGTAAATCCATAATGCCCTGGGGCAAACGCCTCAAAAGGGGGCCATTTTACTCCTTCAGGCACGTCTCCAGCCCACTTTCCTTCAAATTTAACTTTTCCATCAACATTTACGACACAACATTCCGTGTCAAATGGGTAAAGAAGTTCCAGTCCATATGTAGAACCTTCTACAAATGGAGGACAATGCCAAGGTTGTGGTTTTGCACCATTGTCATGGTCTTTGTTTTCACCAGCCCAACCTGGAATTTTTAACCTTATTGGCTGCGGTGGTAGTCCACGATGCCAAGTTCTGTATCTAACTTCGATAGTTTCCATATTTCACCGATTAAAGGATACTATATGATAGTGAGGCAAATCTATGACCAACATGAAAGATGTTAATAACGAAAAAACTTTGACAGATTGTGAAGCGAAAGAGCTTACCAATTCAACAAATATTGATCCTGTACCAAAAGAGTGTGCTGAAGATCAGTGGCCGTCACAAAAAAGAGTACCACGAAATCCGCCTGATGATTGGAATCAACGTAAAAGCAGCAGGATGACATTGGGCCAACATGGTAATTGCGACCCTTTGATGACAGGTCAAATCAGAAACGATTTAGATACGCCAGATCGTGGTGTTATTTACCGTCATTCTCGTGCTTTACGTGGTGCCAATGACGCAATGGTTGATTTGTTTAGAAATATCGAAGTTTTGGATTTAGAAGGCAAAGCACACATTGTGCCAATTATGTGGGCTAGTCAAGAAAGAGCAGTAGCTGCTTTGTTGCAAGATAATGTACGCAAAGACAATAGCCTCGTAGTAGACAGAATAAAATTGCCTATTATGGCAATATGGGCCAGTGGACACGCTCCTGATCCCAATAGGTTTACTTACCAAAAAGCAATGAGCTTGCTTCCTTGGCTTGATCCCCTTGGTGAAGCTGGTTTTACCCAGCGTGAAAAATATCAACGTGATACCGTTTTTGGAGTAACAAGAGGCGTACCAATCAACATAAGTTATACTCTGTATGTGTGGGCATTGTACCAAACAGACATGGATCAGATTTTAGAAGCAATTTGGTTAAAATTCTCACCAGTTGCATACATACGCATACGAGGAGTTTATTGGGAAGTAATTGTTACTTTGGATGGCGAAGGAAACAACCAAGACATTGAGCCTGGTGATAATAAACTGAGAGTTATTAAATATCAGTTTAACATGACTGCCAAATCCTATATTCCTCAGCCAATTACAAGAATAAAAATCCCCGATCCACTGTCTTATGCAGGGGCTATGTCTGAAGAAGAATTAAAATATGTGATTGGCGAATTGGAAGATAACGTAGGAATTTTGGATCGACCAAAAGTTCTTGCGGACACGGTAAACAACTCGGAAATACCTGGATTGACCGAGCATGATGCCGTGGAGAAGCTTAGCAACTGAGGTTAACATGGCAATGTTAAAAGGGTTTCCATCATCAAATCGCATTGGCCAAGGTAAGTTTGCCGAAACATCGCTTGCCCCTCATGAAGATTGTAACAAAATAGCCCTAATTGGGTTTACCAGCAAAGGCCCTATTAATGTCCCAACAATAATTAAAGATAATCGGGAATTAAGGGCAATATTTGGTCTACCACACCCTGACCACAGGGAATCCAATTTACTGTACGCTGCTGAACAATGTCTGTTGGCGGGGGCAGAAGTATTAATCATTCGTGCTGCTGATGACAACGCTAAAATAGCTAGCATCCAAATTCCAGGGGCTGACAATTTTGTCAGAACTCATTCATCTTGGCCAGACCCATACGTATTTCATAGTAATCAATTTTTCCGTTGGAAATTAGATGGAGTCATATCCACTAAAACATTAGTAGTATTGGCAACCGGAACAGAAGGTATAACTGCGACTCAGTTGGCAGATGAACTGAACGATCAATTAACTTCTAAAGATGGCATTCAATTTTATGTTCATGAAAACAAATATCTTGCCGTTCGCACGACTTTGACATCGAAGACTGAATTAGAGCTTGTTTCCATTCAAGACGCCATGTATGGCCCTTGGGGAGTAACAGGTTTCGGGGCACAAATGAGTCCCGCAGAAAAAATAGGTCGCCGTCCTTCTTATGCTAAAGATGAATATAATTTAGAATTTGAAGACAACTTGAGTTTAGAAATAATTATTTCCGGTTCCGACAATCCGACTGTTGACAATACAATTCAAACAATAAATTTGAGAGGATTAGAAGGAAAAACAAGCAAGATTAATGATATTGTTGACTATATCAACAACAAGGAACTTCCTCTATTGCCAGGTGGTTGGAGGGCGTTCGCTGCTGGCGATGCACTTGGGATAAGAACAAAACATACAGGCCGTGATGCCTCTATCACTATAAAATCTGGAAGAACTGCCAATAAAATCTTTGGATTTGATAATAAGTCGGTTTGCGGGAAGAGTCCAAAAGACGAAGCTATTTTCTTTGGTTCAAGAAACCAAAATGACGAAATTTCAATAACAATATTTGCGGACAGTCCAGGCGTTGATGGTAACAATACAAAAATTATCGTTAAGAACGATCCAGAGTCAACCACATTTACAATTGATGTTTATAACAATGGCGTACAAGTAGAATCATGGGGACAATTAACTAAAAACAAAGATAACAGATTTTATGTAGAATCTTTTATAAATCTAGTTTCTAGTTGGATTAGGGTTGTAGATAATAATGCCGTCGTTGTACCGCCGAAAAATGGCACATACACATTAGGAGACGAAAGAGTTGTTGGTTCAACTAAAGGGTGTGATGGTATTCCTACAGACTTAACCGATCAATCCATACTATTGGCTGGTAATTCTGAAAAAAAGACAGGGGTACACGCACTAACTGAATATGAAATAGACATGATTGCCGTGCCTGGACATTCTTCCGAGGAAGTTGTCAATGCACTGTTGACTGTCAGCAGTGAAGTAAAATGCATGGCAATTATTGACCCTCCAATGGGCCTAACTGTAAAAGAAACAATAAATTGGGCTAAATCTCATAAATCTGATTTCGGTGCAGTATTCTGGCCGTGGGTTCAAATTCGTGACGCTTATAATCGACGAAATGTTTGGGTGCCTCCTTCAGGCTCGGTTATGGCCGCAATTACAAGATCAGACACACTATCCGCTCCTTGGCATGCAGCTATAGGACAAACAAGGGGTATTGTTCCAAGTGTTTTGGACGTATTTACACGACCTTCTAATGAAGAACTTAATTTATTGAAAGAAACAACTATTAACCCAATTACGCATTACTTATCAACTGACAGTTATGCAATTAGTAATCAAAAAACTTTGCATGGTGGGAAAATTAATACCAGAAGAACATTAATCTACATAGAAAAAAGAATACGTAAGGCCATAGATAAACTAACCGGCTGCGGCTTGAACGAAAATGAAATTTGCAGCAAAATATCTCAGGTTTGTGAATATGTACTGAGACAAGTTAAAAGTGGCCGTGGTATTCATGATTATACCATTAAGTTGGACAAAGAAATGGGTACAGGAGTATATAAGAAAGAGGAATTACTTGCCAGAATTGGTGTCCAGCCATATGAGGCTTCTGGAGTTTATAAAATGGACTTCCAGTTCCACCAGACCGGCATTAATGAAAAGGCTGATACATTCCAATTTGACAAAGGAGACATAAAATGGGACTAACTTTAACCCAACCTGCACAGAGGAATATGGGTCTTGGGGCAATAGGCACAAGTTCCGTAATCTTCAAACGAAAGTTTCGTTGGACAATGAAAATTGTCTATTGTACTGGTGGCGTTACGAAGACGGTAGCTGAAGAATTCGTTAAAATCGGTTCACGTCCTCAGATTGACATAGAAGAAACAGAAATCAATTACTTGCACGGCAAGATGTGGATTCCAGGCAAAGCTACATGGCAAACCATGTCTGTAACGTACTATGACGTTGCTGGTAAAGTTGCTGGCGTCTCAACCAACAGTCTTTTCGGTTGGCTTGCTTCTGTGTATGACATTACAGACCCGACCAAATTGTACATGGGTAGCCGGTTGGCTGACTACGAAGGACAAGCTAATATCTTCTTGTATGATGGTTGCGGTAATGCTCTTGAAGGCTGGTTGTTGAACAACGTATGGCCACAGTCAATTAACTTCGGAGAATTAGACATGAGTAACTCCGAAGAATGTACTGTAGAATTAACGTTGCGTTATTCAAACGTTGCATACGCTTCTTACTGTCCAACATCTTCTATCGACAAGTGCCCTTGCACACCTTGTGCAAGCTTGTCGTAACTATTTCAGTAAAAATAGTCGGCAAAGAATTAACTTTGCCGACTATTTTATTGTTATGGAAGCAATAGTAATTTTAGGTCCAGAAAGCTCTGGCACAAAAATGTTGGCTCGTGCATTCGTTGAACTTGGGTATTTTGGAGACTACGAATATGCCCAAAGAATGGACGATCTAAATTTCAAAAAAGCCGGAGGCCAGAAACTTGTTTTTCGGCGTAGTTATCCGCATTTCCGCATCTGGCCAGATTTCACTTGGATTCACAAAAAATTGACTGATGCTGGCTACACAGATATTAAACCAATTGTTATTGTTCGTGACAAAGACTTCACAGCTTTATCACAGGTAGCCAACAATCATATTGACACAGATGCCAATGCTAAAGCCCAGATAGAAACAGCATTGCCGTTAATAATGAAGCAAATACTATCAGTTGGCATGAATCCAACCATAGTTTTATACGAGCCTTTTGTAAAATTGCCAGAATACCGTGAAGCTTTTTTCAAACAATTCGACTTAACAGTCCCAGATAATGTGCCATTTTTTAACGGCAATGAAAAGTACGCAGAAGTTTATCAAAACAAAAACGAAGATTTCACACGCAAACACCTGGAAATAAGTAAAGGGGCTATCGCATACTGTATATGCACACGTCCTACAAGTTTTGCAGGATGGCTATTCAAAGGGTGGAGAGTGGATAGAATTGTGCCCGATGAAACAACTGCAAAAAGTTGTTTGAAAGCCATTAATGAAACTGACTTGGCTAAATACATTAAAGTAATCAAAATGGAATTGCCAATACCGCTTAATTTCCATTTTATTCCTAAAAAGGCAGTAGTTTTATAATGGGAAACATGGGATTTTATGGGCAAGATGAATGGTCAGGCCCCGCAGGGGCCTTTCCTGCTGTTTGCTTCAAACCTAAAAATCGCTGGAAGTTCCAAATAAAAGACATATCCGGTGACGGCGTAAACAGTTTGCCCCCACTTAGAGGTAGTCGTCCAGGCATATCTTTCAAAGAAATGCAAGCTGAGCACCTTAATGAGACAATTTTTTTCCCGTCTAAGCCAGAATGGAAAACTCTATCTTTAACTTTATACGATATTGTGAAAACGGGCGAAAATCCTGTGTTTACTTGGCTAAGACGTGTATATGATCCAAAGACTTGCAGTTTGTGGAAACCGCCACTTGAAACAACTTCTACAGGACCAATTCAAGGTAGTTTGAAATGTGCAGAAGCTTATCTAGTCCTTTATGACGGATGTGGAAATATCATAGAAGAATGGGTGTTCGAGCACGCTTGGCCACAAAGTATAGAATTTGCTGAAGGAGATATGGCTCAAGGCGATGTTATAACTTGCGATGTTACTTTGCGTTTCGACCGTGCTTATATCAGAACGCCTAGTTCAGCAATGAGTATAAATTTCTCAGGCAATTTGCCGTCTTATACTTGTTCTTCAATACCTATCAGCAATGTTCCATTGTCAATGGTATCTTTTGAATCACTCCCTGTGCCGGAATTTATCATGGTAAGACCTAATTTTCAGAATTAGGCTGCAAAATATCTTTGCAAGCCTCAAGTGCATCTTCCAATTGTTTAGTCTTCCATCCAAGAACACGGCAGGCTCCACATTTGTTGAGCCTGCCCTTTTTTGTGTATACTTTGGTCTCGTTCATTAACAAAGCATCAATCAACTCGCCATAACCCCGGTCAATTAATTTTTGTATCAACTCTTGTTGTTCTAAAACTTCTAACGTATTTTTTGGCATATAATCTTCCTTGTAATAACATTATACTACCATTTTAAGAAAATGCAATAGTTATTGTGCCCTTGAAAATTTGTCTTTTGTAATAGCCGTTGATCTCGCTTTAATGTTTATGCCTTCGTTTTGAACTTGTAAAAAGTCGTGGTATTTCTTTTTTAATTCGTTATAATTTCTTGCAGTGCGGTAAAGTTGTCGATAATGGTTCAAAATACAAGTTGTCATATAATTAAAGGCTTTGCCTTTTTTCGGATCAAAACGATCAATTTTCTCAAAGCAAATCATCACAAATTCTTGAATGGCGTCATCAACATCAACAAAATGAAACTTTCTATAACGAATAATATTTTCAGAAAGCGTAAAAAAAGCCATTGCTAGTTGCCCCTGCGAATCGTTATAGTCTCGTAAAACCTGTTGATATTCGTTTTGCTTTTTCTTCAAAAGTTCCGATCTTAGCAAACTTTTAACTTTTTTATGCGACTCATCTAAGTCGCCAATAATAAGCTCATAGCGAGCCTTATCTTGTTTTGACTGCTTGAACTTGGCGATGTTGCCCTCAAAAACTTTGTTATTCAAATATTCTATAGTCAACATTCCTCCGATAGAAAAAATTAGGGTATGTATGTACTGATTGTGACTTCTTTCTTGCAATTCTATTCATTATTATTTCTTCCAATCTATATTACTTTCATGGAGCTATATAAAATACTGGCAAATCTTGTACAAAACCCCCTAGCTCCAAGATTTTATCGTGAACTACGTGACTACTATTTGCGAGTAGGCAAAGCAAATGAAGCAGCAGCATTTGACCAGTTAATAGAGCATAAGTTTGGTAAAAAACATGATTCCGTTGACAATTCACCTGCTAATTCAGAACAATCAGGAAACAATCAAGCAGACACTGGAGTCGATCCTGCCTCTAAACGCTGAAATTATCATTGGAGACGCTGGTTGTCGTGACCAAACATTGAAAATATGCAAATCTTATGGACTAACAATTCAAAAAGTTTCAACCCATGATCGAAGCAAAACACGAAATGAACTCGTGAAAAACAGCAAAACTACTTGGCAATTTTATCTGGAGCCTTGGGAAATACTATTGAGTGGATGTGACAAATTATCAGAGCTAACGCAATCTAATAAACCGCAATCTTATCATTGTGATATACTGCAAGGGGATTCAATAACTAAACAAGTTCGTTTCTGGCACAAAGAATGTGGTCTCTATTTCATCAATCCCATATTTGAAACAATTAACATGGACCGATCTGAATATGTTGAAGTAATGATCTATAAGAGCAAACCCGATATTTTCAGTCAGGATTATATAGAAAAATGGAAAACTGTTAGCCCTATAGCAACGGAACCGTATTATTTTCAAGCATTTGCATTTTTGGCTCAAAAAAAATATAAGGAATTCCTTAATCATGCGGAACATTATCTTTTCCACGAAAAAAAACAAAAAATATCGTCCACTATGATGAGATATTACACTGGCATAGTGAAATGTTTGCATGAAAACAATGTCGAGGCGGCAATCAAGGATGCATTAATTTGCATTGCAGAACAACCTTTAATGGCAGAATTTTGGTGTTTGTTAGGCGACATTTATTTCCACGCCAAAGACTTTGAAAATAGCAAAGCGTTCTATGAGAACGCTTTGCTCCTCGGTCAACGCCGATTGAGAGGCGACCGTTGGCCAATACAAATTTCTAAATACGAAGAATATCCAAAAGAAATGATCGAAGCTTGCCGTAATTTTACGGCAAATGCTAGTCATTTCTACGTCAAAAAACCAGATCAAGTTCATTGATTACTACTGTAATTTGATCTTGATACCTGGATAGGGCTATTTGCTTTCTGCCAGGAGGTAACTTTTTCAATTTATCTTCCAATTCATCTACATGACAATTCATCACAGTGAAATTATTTTTAGCTAATTTAACAATTTCTTCTTCTTTTTCAACTGTCATGCCAGGGAAATATTCCATTAACTCTTTGCTGGCTGCTTTAAGAACTTTCATGTAAATAGGCAAATTGCACAAGCATCCAGGATTTTGCTCATACTTTTGTAGATCATCTTTGAACTCTGGAGGCAATTTCTTACGAAATTCAGGATCACGCAGAGCCTGTTTCACTTCCTGTATTCTTATCTTCTTCATTTACTTCTCCTTCAGAGTATTTTCTTGGAGTTATAAGCCTGCCACATTTAGGACATTTGAATTGTTTTGGCAAATTTATCGGCGTTTTTGTGTTGGTTCTTTTTGCTACAAGATCATATTTTGGTATTCCTGTGGGAATGGCCGCTCTTTTATAAGGTTTTAAGTCTTGAATATCTGTCCCGTCTGTCCATCTGTTATAACCACAAAAATCACAGTATAATCTATAAACTTTAGTGGCCATCAGACCCCTTTTCATCAATATGTATGATAGCTTGTGCTTCCAAATAATTCAAATATGCAGAAGCTATTACCGATAGAAAACTGCTTGTAAAACCTGCCGCAAACACTTGCCATATTGTTAAATTTGGCAAAACAAGCCATCCCAATAGCATGCCACACCAAAATCCAGAACATTGTGGACAACCCATCATATGGGAAATAGGAGTAATAATATACTCGTTAAGCCATACTATTGGTTTAGTACACAGCAATTTTATACACCGCCAAACAGGTGGCCAATATGGTTCGGCGAACCATTCTCGCACAGGTTTCATGATAACACTGTTAACAACAATATCGGTAAAACCAATAGCACCAAGCAAAAAAAGTATAATTTCCATATGTCCTCCAACCATTGTAACTTTTTTCTTTCAAAAATCAACGCCAAAAAGATATATAAATTTGCTCTGCATCTCTACTAACTGAAAAGCTACCAAACCCCACAAAATCTGAAAGTTCTTTATTTGCGTCAAAATTGAGCGGCAACGTCACATTCTTTACTATGTGATAATCTAGTTTGTCTAACGCAATACTGTCTTGGAAATACTCTTCTAACTTTCGGACGTGATCTTTGGTAAGGCTATTTATCAAATCCATAAAGGAGCGTAATCGAAGAGAACGAAGAGTTGGCACACGTTGGCTCAGTAACCACTGATCGAATATGTGCCGTAAGTCAGACAACAAAACACGTACATTGTTATCTGAAAAAATTAACTCTTCAATATTAGCTAAATTGATTAAAACCATACTATGATAACCCAACCTTAGCATAGTAACATCAAGGAGAATTAAATGGCAGACGACACATTCAAGCCACAAGGCCCGCCAGATTCAGTCAAAATCGAGGGCACTATACCGCCAGCTTTTCGTCAAGCATTAAAAATGGTGCGTAGCGAATTACCAACTGGCAACGAAAAACAAGGAACATCTCAAGCACGTCCACAAGGTAGTGCGGCTTTAGAAGACTTGATTCAAGGTCTTCGTAAAGATTTGTTTGAAGAAGTTTTGCTTCCATCTAAAGGTATTTTTTATGATGGCAAAGATGGTCCGACAGATGGAAAATTGCGTATTCGTCCCATGACAGGCGAAGAAGAACAAATTTTGGCAACCCCACGCTATGTTCGCAAAGGTCAAGCCATTAACATGATTTTCCAACGCTGTTTACAAGAACATTTTAGAACGGAAGATTTCCTGTCTATTGACCGAACTTTCTTGCTCATTTGGCTGCGTGGCATTTCATACAGTCCAGAATATGATGTAGAAGTAAAATGTCCAGAATGCGAACGTAAATTTAACACGACAATTGACCTAAACACATTGACTGTAAATGATTGTCCTGTTGGATTCCGTCCACCATTGCACGACGCTTTGCCTATGTCCGGTTACAAGTTCAATTACAGGCTGTCCAGAGGCAAAGATGAGGCAGATGTTCAGGAATATCGTGACCGTAACCTCAAGATGTTCGGTGATACAGGGGCCGATGACACATTAATTTATCGTACCGCTTTGTTGGTGGATGATATCGAGGGCCTTAAAGACAAGAAAGAATTGGTTATGTTGATAAAGAAACTACCAATTCAAGACGTTTCTTACTTGCGAAACGTAATCATTGATCCGCCATTTGGTGTGGACACTAAGTGTCAAATTGTATGTGCAAGTTGTTTGGCAGATTTTGAAGTTGATCTGCCTCTTGAAGCAAATTTTTTCTTCCCACGGCAAAAACGCAAGAAGGAACAAACGCAGAGCTAGAAATGTGGGAATATCTGATGGAAGAACAGTTCTTCTTCAAGTATCACTTAAAGTGTTCACGAGAAGAGTTCCGTTCTTACCCGATAAACGAACGAAAATGGATGATTCAAAGATTTATCATGCAGAAAGAAAAAGAACAAGAAGCAATCGAAAAAGCAAAGAGAAAGAAAACTCATTAATGTGTAACGCTTTGCTGAAAAATTATTGGCTTGATCGAGTTGAAAAACGCAAAAAAGACCATATCAGACAAAATAAATTAAATGATATTGTCGAAGGCGTTGTAAGACTAATCAAGAAACTTGCAAAGGATAAGAAGCGTGGCTAACAAAGATCGTTACCAAAATCCGGTAATAGGCGACACTGTAGCTTTAAGAATGTTTGTCTACAATTCCAACAATACGACATCGCTAGATACGATTGCTCAAGTAGACATTTATTATCTCGATCCTAGTCAATCTACAGAATCTAATCCTGACGGTCGCACGCTGGTTCAGACAATTCCTGGAACCAGCGTGACAACTGTAGCACAAGGTGAATATCAACTTGATTTATA